GAAGACGCTGCACCAGATCGCTCGGATGCATTAAAATCTGTAAAGTGTAAGTCAGCTCTACCAACAACTGGTAAAGAAAGTCTGTTATCAACATGATTGATGCTATCTTCAGCTACTACAGTTGAAGCTTTATCTGCACCAATTTTTTCAAAAGCTAAAAAGCCTTGTCGAATAGTTTGTGGAATTGTCTCACAGTAATGTTCCTTTTTCTCTCTGTCTTTTTCATTGACTGGAACATACTCATTAAATTTATCTAACGCTTTTGCGATAGCTTCATCTTTAGAAAGTTTTGTATTTTTATGTGGAGCAAGTTTTCTTTGATTAGGATTAAAGCTCCAGATGTCAGTTGAGTAATGCCATTGCACAGCATCATTAACTGCAACACCAGCTGCCATGTTAGCGTTACCTTCAAATTCTCTTCTTTGTTCTTGAGTACAAAATAAATATCTAAAAGCATAAATACCTAAAGGCATCGAACTTGAAGTGGGGGAGTGATGATTAATTTTTAGGAGTTCATTTAATTTTTGAAAACCGTCTAATTTTAATTCCTCTAAAGGATCTATAAGTTTTGTTTTTAATATCATGGAGCTGTGATACTCCGTTAAAAACTTTTATTCGAACCGCTGATTGTAGAGTTTGTTACTTTTGCTTATTTGGCTTATTTTGAAACTTTAGTATGTTTTGTTTGCTTTTGTCGTTTTTGTCGTTTTGTAACTCTGGAACATTAAAATTTGCAGTATCTTTTGCAATCCAATCTTCAATCCATTCTCTTTTGTATAAATAAATATTTGTATCTTTTGGATTAATCCATAAAGGACCAACAAGGCATCCTTGATCTTTACTGCAAGTTCTCATGTAAGCTAAAGCTCTAGTTTTAATACCATATTCTAAATATATTTGAGCTGGTTTTAATAGATCAGTTTTACTCATTACGGTATAAATAATCCTCATCTGTTGGAGTTACATCATCAAATTTTTCTAAAATTGTATCGTAAGCACTTTGTACAATTTGTTCTTCTTTTTCGTTTAAATCTGATTTTATTTCTTTAACTTTATTTCTAATATCAAATTTCTTTTCTGTTTTTGCAGAACCATAAGCACCTTTACTAATTACAGTCTGCAATCTTTTATCTGCATCCAACAAAGCTTTAACTTTTTCTTGGTGCATGTGATCTAGCATATCGTCAACATCATCTATCGCTAATTCTTTTTTAACTTTATCTTCAACAAGACTTCTCATTTGAATATTTTTAAAAACTTTAGCAGCTTTTGCTTCCTGAGATCGACTTGCAGTATAAATTTCATCATAAGCTTTTTGAATTTCAGTTTTGATTGGATTATAAACTTTTAAAGGATCTATAAATGAAACAACTGGTGCAACAAATGTTGGAGTTATACCTTCAATAACTTTAATTTGATCTTCAACAAATGATACAACATGATCAAAACTGTGCATATCCTCATCTGGTTCAATACCAGAAATATCAAATGCTTGTGGATCTATTGTATGAATATCTACTGTTTTGCCATCTCTATTTTTTTTATAAGTTCCAATAAAATATCTTGTTCTAACAACATCATTTCCAAAATTTTTAATTTTAGTTCCAACTACAACAACCTGATCTTCAAATACTAATGGTTCATTTGAATTATAATAAAAAGCTATTTGACCATGTAAATGTGAACTTGCATTGTCTATTTTAATTGCTTTTACATCTGGTCTATAGATTTCTCTTGGACACTCGATAACACCTAAATTATCTTTTGCGATTATTTCAGAAGCATAAACTGAAAGTCTGTTTACCATTCCTAATTCTAAAAGATCAGTAGAACCCCAGACAGGAATTTTTAAATCATTAAATAAAATTTTTGCTGGATCGCAACCTAAAGCTTTTCCATATTTAATTGCAGCTTCTCTTGTAATTTCTGATTTACCAGTTAAGTGTCTCCAAACTGTAGCTTCATCAACTCCAGCTGTTGCAGCTAAATCTTTTTGTTTAATTTCATTTTCTGACATCAACCTTGCTAACAAAGTTTTTGGTTCTTCAATGTCATAAATTCCGTAAGAAGTATTTTTATATATACCTAAATTTAAAATTGATTTATTTTTACTTGGTTTGTTTAATAAATTCATCAATGATGCTTGCCATTGATCATTAAATTGTTTGCTTAAAGTAAGACTTATTCTTGATGCTATTTTGGCAGCGATTGGATAAACGTCAGCAGATGTTCCAGTTATAATTCTGTTTACAGATTTGTTTAAAGTTTTTGATGCGTAGTTACCAAGTTTAGTAACATGACTTATAGTGTTTGTTTTGTATAAAAATTCAAATTCTACTTTTGCTAAAATTCCATCTTGGACCAATTGTAATTCTATGTAAGGAAGTTTTCT